GACCTACCACTGGTAACAATGCTAAAGGTGGTATAGGTGGTGGTGGAGATGCTTTTAAAAGTGCACCATATGAAGGTCAAAATGGAATTGTAAATACAGGTGGTGGAGCTGGGGGTGGAAATCCAGGAACTGATCCTCCATTAAATCCAACAGCTAGTACTTCAGGCGTAGGAGGTTCAGGTATAGTAATGATAACATATAAGTTTCAATAGGATAAATTATGAGTACAATTAAAGTAAACGCAGTAGAAAATAGAACAGGAAGCACACTTACGTTAGGTAAGTCAGGCACAACAATACAATTAGCTTGTGGTGCTACACAAACTGGATTTGGTAGAACAGGAACTGTGAACTGGTGCACTACAGCTAAAACATCACCATTAACTGTAGAATCAGGAAAAGGTTATTTTTTAAATACAACTTGTGGAGCGATTACAGTTACGCTTCCAAGTTCGCCTTCTGCTGGTGCTATTGTTGCATTTAAAGATTACGCAAACACTTTTGACAATAATGCAGTAACTATTAATAATAATGGATCAAAAATAAATGGTATTTGTGCAAATGCAGAATTAACAACAGAATCACAATCAGTAACTTTAATTTATGTCGATGGCACAAAGGGTTGGCAAGATATTCACGATTCAACTTCAAATGTAACTGGAGCAAGTTTTGTAGCAGCTACAGGTGGTACAATAACTACTTGTGGTAATTTTAAAATACATACCTTTACTTCAGATGCAACTTTTTGTGTTTCAAATGCAGGTAATCCAGCGGGGTCTAACACAGTAGAATACTTAGTAGTTGGTGGTGGTGGAGCAGGTGCTACCAGAGTTGGTGGTGGCGGTGGAGCAGGAGGATTTAGGTTTTATGGAGCATGTGTTTCTGCCCCTTATCCAGCATCACCTTTAGTCGCTGCATCAGCTGTGCCAGTTACAGCAACAGGTTTTCCAGTCACAGTAGGAGGGGGTGGATCAGCAACAACTCCATCTTGTAATGAAAATCCTGGAGGAGATGGATCAAATTCAGTTTTTTCAACTATAACTTCAACTGGCGGTGGAGGTGGACAAGGGTGTGTAGCAACTGCTGCAGGAAGAACAGCAAATGGTGGTTCAGGTGGAGGAGGTGGTCCAGGATCTGGAGCAACAGCAAGTGGTGGAACAGGAAATACACCTCCAGTAAGTCCTCCTCAAGGAAATGATGGTGGTAATGCTGGAGTAAATTATACTGGCGGAGGTGGTGGAGGAGCTTTAGCTGTAGGACAACAATCAGGTCCACATCCAACACAGCCAACAGCAAAAGGAGGAGATGGTGGTGTCGGTGGTGGTTTTCCAACTGCACACTTTGGTGCAAATGGACAACTTTCTAGTTGTGTAAGATATTTTTCAGGTGGTGGTGGAGGTGGTGTTTGGTCTAGTCCTGTCACAGGTCCTGGAGGAACTGGAGCACTCGGTGGAGGAGCGACTGGAGTTACTTCTAATACTCAACCAACTTATGCACCTACGTATGCAGCAAATGCAGGAACAGTTAACACTGGTGGTGGTGGCGGTGGAGCAGGAGGTGGTGCAGTTGCAAATCCTACTGGAGGAGCTCTTGTAGGAGGAGCAGGAGGATCAGGAATAGTAGTAATAAGATATAGGTTTCAATAATTATGACAAGTACAATTAAAGTAGATAACATAGTAAAAGTTTCAGATGATTCAAACATTATAAAAAAATGTGGATCTACAATTACAGTCGGATCAGGGTCTGGTCAAACCATTGTTGCAGATGGTGCAACAATAACATTAGGTAGATGCGGTGGTGCTGTTAATCTTGCATCAGGCGCAACGCAGACAGGTTTTGGTAGAACAGGAACAGTTGATTGGTGCACTACGGCAAAAACTGCACCTTTTACTGCAGTGTCCGGAGATGGATTTTTTGTTAACACCACAAGCGGAGGAATTACAGTCACACTCCCAAGTTCACCATCAGCAGGCGACATTGTTTCAATAGCAGATTACGCTTCTACATTCGCTTGCAATGCTGTTACATTATGTAGAAATGGGTCAAAAATTAATGGCGCTTGTATTAACGCTACTTTATCTACTGAAGGGCAATCAATAACATTGGTTTATGTTGATGGAACTAGAGGTTGGAAAAATACTATGGATTCAACTTCAAACGTAACAGGACAACCAAATTTTGTTGTTGCATCTGGTGGAACAGAAACAACATCAGGAGATTTTAAAATTCATACATTTAATTCAGATGCTAATTTTGTAGTGTCAAGCGTAGGTGGTAGTGGAAATAATAAAGTAGATTATGTAGTTGTAGCTGGAGGTGGTGCCGGAGGCGCTCACACCGATAGTGGTGGTGGCGGCGGTGCTGGAGGTTATAGAGAATCACATTCTTCCCCAGTTTCAGGTCCTTATACGGCTTCTCCATTAGCAACCCCAACAAGTTTAACTGTTACTGCACAAACTTATCCTATTACAGTTGGTGGTGGTGGAGCTGCTGCTTCACCTTCTAATGTCGGAGCAAGTGGTTCTAATTCAACTTTTGATTCAATTACATCAGCAGGTGGTGGTGGCGGTGGTCTTGGTAATGTTTCATGTAAACAAAACGGAACAGATGGAGGATCAGGTGGTGGTTCAGGAACTTTAGGAGCAGGGACTGGAACAGCAGGATCAGGTAACACACCTTCGGTAAGTCCACCACAAGGTAATCCTGGAGGTACAGGAAGTAGTAATAATGCAACGTACAGAAATAATGGAGGTGGCGGTGGCGCTACCGCTGTTGGAGGTTCATCACCATCCGATACCATGCAATCAAGTGGCGGTGCAGGTGCAACATCAAGTATTACAGCATCTCCAGTGGCAAGAGCAGGTGGAGGTGGTTCAGGTGCAACAGGGCGACCTGGAGGATCAGGTGGAACTGGTGGCGGAGGAGCTGGAGGACAAGCACCATCAACTGCTGGAGCAGCAGGCACTACAAATACAGGTGGTGGAGGCGGTGGAGCTACAGGTTGTGGTTCTCAAGGTGGTGTTGCTGGTAGTGGTGGATCAGGAGTAGTAATAATAAGATATAAATTTCAGTAGTTGAATGATAATTAAAAATAATATATAAGGAGAAACATTATGGCACATTACGCAAAATTAGGAGCAACCAATAAAGTTATAGCGGTACACGTTGTAGCTGATAAAGATTGTCTAAATGCTAGTGGTGTTGAAGATGAAGAAGTAGGTAGACAGTTTTTGGAAAGAATCCATAGCTGGCCTCTTTGGAAAAAAACATCTTATAATACACTGAATGGACAACACAAAGATGGCGGAACACCTTTAAGAGGTAACTACGCAGGAATAGGTATGACTTATGATGAAGATAATGATATTTTTATTCATAAAAAACCTTATGCTAGTTGGGTTCTAAATGTGGCAGAAGCAAGATGGCAATCACCAATCGGTGATGAACCAGCATTATCTGAAGAAGAAAGAGCTACTCACAGATACGAGTGGAATGAATCTACAGGTGCTTGGGATAAAGTCGCTATATAATTCACTTGACATTATTATTGGAGTTAATTACATACTAGTTAGGTATGCAAAAGAAAGTATTAACAGAAGTTGATCTATATCATGGTGAAGTTGAAATGCCTAAAGGCTTTGAGATAGACCGAGATCAAATACGAAACGACATTATAGAATCTTTTATAAAAAAAAACAGAGTTAACACTAATCCTCAAGCTTATGCTTTTGATGATTATGTTGTAAATTTTTCTCAGCCTTTGCAATGGATGCAAGATTATGTTCGAGACCATTGGAGAGTTGAATATGGTAGGACTTTAGTGCAAAAAAATATGCATGGTAATGTTATGCATCCTAAAGAAAAGTCTTGGACAAGACATCAAATTGATCCAGTTGACTTACTTCACTCACCAGACTATACCTTAATCTATGGTGTTGATGTCAAGGAAGGTTCTTCAGAGTGTATTATTGAATATGATGATAACAGAAGAAAAAATAGAACTTGGCATGTACCTATAAAAAATAATGGATTTATCATTTTTCCAGCTACTAATAAATATTCTTTTTCACCAAATACTTCAGACGGTTTAAATATAATTTTAACAATTAACTATGAATATATCTAATTACTATTGGTACTTTCAATCTGTTATACCACCGAGGATTTGTGATCTTATTGTTAAGTATGGTAAAGCAGAAAAAAATAGAGAAATCATGGCTATCACAGGCGGTTTTGGTAGAGATAGAAATTTAGATAAACAACCTCTTACTAAAGATGAAATAAAAAATTTACAAAAGAAAAGAGATTCAAATATTGTTTGGATGCCTGATCGCTGGATTTATAAAGAAATTCAACCTTATGTTCATATGGCTAATAAAAACGCAGGTTGGAATTTTGATTGGGATTGGTCAGAATCTTGTCAGTTTACAATATATAAAAAAGGTCAGTACTATGATTGGCATTGTGATAGTTGGGATAAACCTTATGTGGAAGAAGGTCCAACAAAAAATAAGATTAGAAAACTATCTGTAACAGTTAGTTTGACTGATCCGAAAGAATACAAAGGTGGAGAGTTAGAGTTTGACTTTAGGAATTTAGATCCTGATAAAAAACCTAACATTAAGGCGTGTACTGAAATATTACCAAAAGGCTCTTTGGTTGTATTTCCTAGCTTTGTATGGCATAGAGTCAAACCAGTAACAAAAGGAGTAAGGCATAGTCTAGTGATATGGAATCTAGGTTATCCTTTTAAATAATATGATACAAGGCGGAAGTAATAAACCAAAAGGACATGTGGATTTTAAATCTGCATTTTATTTTCAAACACCAATATGGATTGCAGAGGCACCCATGTTTTTGAAAAACGCAATTAAAGTAACAGATAAATATATTAAGAAAGCTCAAAAAAATTTAAAAGATAAATTAAAGAACGAACCTAAATGGAAAAAAGATATAGGGACATTCGGTTTGTCTTATCATAGTGAAAGTTTTTCACATGATCCTAAAGCAAAAGAGTTAGTGGATTTTATAGGTCAACGATCTTATGAGTTTTTAGATTGGCAAGGTTTTGATTTAAAAAATCACAGCTTACATTTTACAGAATTTTGGGTGCAAGAGTTTAGTGAAAAAGGTGGTGGTCATCACTCTACACATCAACATTGGAATCAACATGTATCAGGATTTTATTTTTTGAAGTGTAGTGAAAAAACATCTTATCCTATCTTTCATGAACCAAGACCTGGTGCAGAGATGACAAAACTACCTTTAAAAAATCAATCACAAATTACAATGGGCACTAACCAAGTGCACTATAGACCAAAACCAGGAACAATGGTTATCTTTCCCGGTTACGTTCCACATGAGTTTGCAGTGGATCCAGGATTAGATCCATTTAGATTTATACACTTTAATATTAAAGTTGTTGAAACAGCAATATCAAAAGAAAAGAGTATTAAATGAGCTTTAAAAAAAATAAATATATAGTTATTAAAGAAGCTGTTCCAAAAGATATAGCAGAGTTTGTTTACAATTATTTTTTACTTAAAAGGACTGTTGCTAAAACTTTATTTGATCAAAGGTATATATCTCAATTTACAGAGGAATGGGGAACGTGGTCAGATTCACAAGTTCCAAACACCTATTCGCATTATGCAGACATAGCCATGGAAACTTTGCTTATGAGAACTTTACCTATTATGGAAAAGAAAACAGGATTAAAATTACATCCCACATATTCTTACGCAAGAATATATAAACCTGGTGATGTTTTACATAGACACAAAGACAGATTTAGTTGTGAGATATCTACAACATTAAATCTTGGTGGCGACCCTTGGCCAATACATTTAGAACCAAAGAAAAATGTAGGTATACCTGATGGTAAAAAAATAACTGTATCTAGTCAAAATAAAGGAATAATAGTTAATTTAAAACCTGGAGATATGTTGGTTTACAGAGGAATGGAATTAGAACATTGGAGAGAAGAGTTCCAAGGCGATAACTGTGCTCAAGTATTTTTACACTATAATGATCAAAAATCCAAAGATGCAGCTCAAAACGTAAATGATCGAAGACCGCATTTAGGACTTCCAAGTTGGTTCAAAAAGTAATATAATCTTTAGATGGAGGCAGTGACTCCACCACATACCTCACTGTCTCCTTTTAAGGATTATTTATGAGTTTAGGATTTGACGCAATAGCAGCATTACCTTTTGCTACATCAGGACCCGATAACGATGTAGCGGTAGTCGTAACAGGCAATCAATTAACAGTTACTATTGGAAGTGTAGGTATCATAGCAGATGCCGTTACTGAAGATGCAACTCCTAATCCATTAACTTTAGGTCTTGGTACTTTAAGTATTACTGGTCAAGCAAATATAAGTGTTACAGCCAACCCATTAACATTAGGTGTTGGAACAGTTACGGTTACGGCAGATGCTACGGCTTCTCCTACAGCAAATGCATTGACCTTAGCGACCGGAAATGTTACAGTGACAGGAACGGCACTTGTAAGTCCTAGTGGAGTTCCATTAACGGTAAATACAAAAGAGCCGGGTATAATAACATGGAATGAAATTATTCCAGGAGCAAACATGGTTTGGACACCTATAGATCCGAGTTAAAATT